GTCGCGCGAGGGTGGCGTGATCAAGAAGGAATGGATTCGCTCCTTTGAAGGCTTATCGCCGCGGGATATGGAGTACGTGCTGCAAAGCTGGGACACTGCAAACAAGGGCGGCGAGTTCAACGACTATAGCGTCTGCACAACCTGGGGAACGCGCGAGGGGAACTTCTATCTGCTTGACGTCTTCAGAAAGCGGTTGAACTTCCCGGATCTGAAACGTGCAGCCCTTGACCTTTTCCGCAAATATGACCCGATCAAGCTTCTGATTGAGGACAGGGGCTCCGGGTCATCGCTGTTTCAGGAACTCAGGTCCGAATACATCTGGTGCCTGGAGGCATACAACCCTCAACAAGGCAGCGATAAACTGATGCGCCTGGCTAAGCAGTCGGTCAAATTTGAGAATGGCAGAGTATACCTGCCGAAACAGGCGCCGTGGCTCGATGAATACATACAGGAGATTACGGGCTTTCCCGGCACCAAGCATGACGATCAAGTGGATTCAACCTCGCAGGCATTGGATATCTTGGAGAAATATGCATTTCTACCCGACAAACACCCGTTTCACTGGCCAACTTGGGGGTACGAAACCTGCTAGATGTGGCGCTGCTTCTGCAGGTGCTGCCCTGGTTTGAGTGAAGCTGGATGATTGCTAGTCACCTGCCCAGTTGCCAGAATTGATCTCTCACGTTGGCCATAATTGCTTGACTTTTTGCTCCCGGCGAGCGGCTAACCGATCGGTCGCTCAACGGGGGCATGCCGTGTGTATAGAGGCTAAACAAGACTTGACTTCCAGCCCCAACAGAGCGGAAATGTGGACACCGGAGAGGAGGTTCGCAGGTGTCCGAGAGGCTCGAAGTCGAGATTGCAGCACTACCAAAGATGAATCTTGCCCAGTTGCAGGCAAAGTGGCGGCGGGCTCTGAAACAAGCCCCACCACCCCATATTCGTAAGCCGCTCCTGGTGCCGTTGCTCGCCTACAAGCTGCAGGAGCAGGCCTATGGCGGCCTGAAGCCGGATGTTAAGCGCCGGCTTCGGGAACTCGCCGCAGGCTTCCATCGGGACCCCAGGAAGATGGGCGCGCAATGCACAGATCCGCTGCGAATCAAGTCAGGAACGAGGCTGATTCGACAGTGGGAGGGGCGAACGCACCACGTCACCGTAGGAGAGGCCGGTTTCGAATACAACGGAGAACGCTATAAGAGCCTCTCCGCGATCGCCCGGCTGATCACCGGCACCCGCTGGTCAGGACCCCTGTTCTTCGGTCTCAAGGGGCATCGCTCATGAGCACCCTGCAAAAGCGCTCCATCCGCTGTGCGATCTATACGCGCAAATCTTCAGAGGAAGGGCTTGAGCAATCCTTCAACTCGCTCGATGCCCAACGCGAAGCCTGCCAGGCTTACATTCTTAGCCAGCGTCAGGAGGGCTGGCGTGCCATCGACGCCCAGTACGATGACGGAGGCTATTCCGGCGGCACTATGGAGAGGCCCGGCCTCAAGCGCCTTTTGGTCGACATCGAAGCCAAGAAGATCGACACGGTTGTTGTCTATAAGGTGGATCGGCTGACACGCAGTTTGGCTGACTTCGCCAAGATCATTGAGGTGTTCGATGCGCGAGGCGTGAGCTTCGTCTCCGTCACCCAGCAGTTCAATACCACCTCATCGATGGGCCGGCTTACCCTCAATGTCTTGCTTTCCTTTGCTCAGTTTGAGCGGGAGGTAACTGGAGAGAGGATCCGGGACAAGATTCTGGCATCGAAGCGAAAGGGCATGTGGATGGGTGGTCCCGTACCTCTGGGCTATGATATCAATGACCGCCACCTGATCATCAACGAAAGAGAAGCCGAGCAGGTTCGTGAGATCTTTCGGCTTTATCTTGAATTCGGCTGCGTGAAAAAGCTGAAAGCATACCTCGATCAGTGCGGGGTGAAGAGCAAGATCCGGGTGAGCAACTCAGGCAATAGCTCAGGGGGTGCATCGTTCTCCCGGGGCGCTCTTTATTTGATTCTGCGGAACCGAACCTATCTAGGCGAGACTCCTCACAAGGGGCAATCGTATCCCGGGGAGCACGCGCCGATTGTCGATCGTGAGGTATGGGAGAGAGTGCGAATACTGATGGCCGAAAATGTTCGTGTCCGCCGCCACGGTACAAACGCCAAAGCCCCGAGTCTTCTGCGTGGGCTGCTCTACGACGAAGACGGAAACCGTTTCACTCCATCCCATGCATGCAAACGTGGCAAGCGATACCGGTATTACGTATCGCAAAGAGTTATTAAGGACGCGTCCTCGGCCTCAAATCAGCCCGGCAGAATCCCGGCACGAGAGCTGGAAAATCTGGTCCTGGCCAAGTTGAAAAGCTTCTTCTCATCCGCAGACCAGGTCGTCAGTGCGTTGGCCCTTCCCGAGGATGATCTTGGCGTAACGCAAAAGTTGATTGAGTCTGCTACATGGTACGCAAAGCGCCTTGGTGAGAATTCGCCTTCGGTTCTAATTGAATTACTCGAAACAATCGTGGCCCGTATAGTGGTCCATCAAGGATCCGTCGAGATTCAGACCGACAGGGCCAAATTGCGCGCACAGCTTCTCGGGCCCGACCACACGGATCCTCAGACGCAGGACACAATGAACGACCTCAATCAGCAGCCAATTGCCCTGATGATCGAGACCAAGCTGAAGCGATGCGGCGGGGAAATGCGGCTCGTCATTCCGTCGCTGTCAGCGGATCAGGCTCCTGACAATGCCATGCCAGCATTGATCAAGGCCATCAGCCGCGCTCACGAATGGGTACAGTTGATCGTGGCTGGAGAATACAAAGATCAACGGGCGATCGCTGCAGCTACCGGTCTCAATGAGCGCTACGTAAGCCGTATCATACAGAGCGCGTTCCTGGCGCCTCAGATAGTGGAGGCAATCGTCAAAGGACGGCAGGCACCAGAGATGACGCTGGCGGCATTACTCGACAAAGTCCCTCTCAGCTGGGCAGAACAGAACGCGAAGATGGCTACCTTCGTCACGCAATAGACAGTCCCGTTCTACGACCGGTCACCTCTGGAGCACTAGGCTTTAGTAAATTTGCTGGTACCAATCCGAAAGAAATGTTCTGAGTCGATACGATGACCGCCATATCACACCGGGCCCGACCACTAAGACTTCCGAACAGCGCATGATGATCTGGTGACCGCGTGTTACGTTGCAGTTACAAAGAAACCGGCGAGGTTCAGTGTGCGAGATGTGTGCTCGCAAGATCGCTTCATGGCACCGGCAGTTTCAATTCAACCGCCCCACTCATGCTTCGAACAGGCGCGCACGATTCAAATCCAGGCAAGAGAAATACCGCCTAAGCGATTGCCTGGCAATCGCTTAGGCCCATTCCGCTGAATCTAACCGAGCAGCGGTGAGACCTGATGTATGCTTTGGCTATGCCGATTTTCCGGGCGAAACTCCCGGAAAACTGGTACAACCATGTGCTTATTTCAAGACGGATTGCTCATGTGCATGCCGGCTTCCAGCTTATTTTTCGCTCATTTGAGATCTTCCAGAGAAGGGCAGCTTCTCAAGGACCACCTGCTCAACGTCACTGCGATCACCTCGCGGCTGGCCGCGAAGATAGGAATGCCTCGTGTTGGCGCACTCATCGGCGTTGCGCACGATCTTGGCAAATACTCCACCGCCTTTCAGGATTATCTCCACAAAGTTGTGGCAGATGCTGCCATGGAGATGGAGCCGGACTTTTCGCTCAGGGGTAGTGTCGATCACTCGACGGCCGGGGCACAGATCATCGCGCGTGGCCTTGTGGGGGCCGAGAACGAGACTGGCAGGTTTGCCTCTGAGGCGCTTGCTCTATGCGTAGCTTCGCACCACTCGGGGCTGATTGATTGCATCTTACCCGACGGAGGAGACGGGCTGTCTCGAAGATCCAACAAGGATGATGTCTTGAGCCACCGAAGCGAGGTGTGGAAAAACATCGAGACGGCTATTCGAAGCCCTCTGGAATCCCTCCTCAACGATCCGACGATTGCCGATGAGATTACTGCGGCAATGGATCGCATTTATGCGACAGACCGCGATGAGGTTATCCAACCGTTCAAACAGGGACTGTTGCTGCGGGTGCTCTTCAGTTGCCTGATCGACGGTGATCGAACCGACACAGCAGACTTCGACAAGCCCAAAAGCGCGAACTTTCGCCAGCACGGCGATTATGTAGCGTGGCGGGACTTGATTGAACGGCTGGAGAGTAAGTTGGCAACATTCCAGAACGAACATTGGGTGGATC